GCGAAAGTAACTGTTGATGTAGATGAATATAACAACCAGCTCGACAATAATTAAAAAGCAAATATCGCTTGGGCTAAAAGCACTAGAAAAGCCTGCCCCAATGAGGTTGTCTGAATGGGCTGAAACGAACTTTTATTTGTCATCGGAATCATCATACGTTGAGGGTAAGTGGGAGACGCTACCGTTTCAACGTGCTGTGATGGATAGTATATCCAATGACGATATACGCGAAGTTGTTTTTATGAAGTCGGCGCGTGTTGGTTTCACTAAAATTATCTTGGCGGCAATGGGGTATTTTGCCGAGCATAAAAAACGCAATCAGGCTGTTTGGCAACCTGTTGATGATGATGCTGACGAGTTTGTAAAAACTGAGATTGAGCCCATGATTAGGGATATACCTGTATTGCAGGATATTTTCCCTTCATACAATAAGAAAGCAAAAGGCAATACATTAAGGCAGAAAACCTTCCTAGGTGCTTCCTTGTTTATGCGTGGCGGTAAGGCTGCTAAAAACTACAGGCGTATTTCAGTAGATACTGTTTATCTTGATGAGCTTGATGGTTTCGATAAAGACATTGAGAAAGAGGGCGATCCGGTAACACTGGCCTCTAAGCGTGTTGAAGGCTCAACCTTTCCAAAGGTCATTTTAGGATCAACACCTAAAATTAAAAACGACTCATTGATTGAAATGAGGGCGCAACAGGCTGAAAAGAGTTTTTACTTCTTTGTGCCTTGCATCCATTGCGGTGAAGAAATAGAGATTAAGTGGGGAGCTAAAGACTCCACTTACGGCATGAAGTGGGTTGATGATGATCCAAACACTGCAGCTCATCTTTGTGGTGAATGCGGTGCGTTAATGACGCAAGACCAGTATCTTGATGTTTATGCAAAAGGCCGATACAAAACCCGCAATGGTGAATGGGTAGATGAAAACGGCATTTTTAGGAATAGCAGTAACGAGATTATCCCAACGCCGCTTTCAGTAGCTTTTTATATTTGGACGGCTTACAGCCCTATGACCTCATGGGGACAGATTGTGCGTGAGTTCCTATCTGCAAAAAACGATAGAGGCCGGTTAAAGACATTCGTTAATACAACTCTTGGTGAGACATGGGAAGAAGACGAAAACGAAAAGATTGCTGAATCGCAACTATTTGAACGCCGTGAGCATTACAAGGCCATACCCAATGAGGCCGTTGTTCTAACGGCTGGTATTGATACTCAAGATGACCGTTTCGAGATACAGATTGATGCTTGGGGTGAAGGCGAGGAACGTTGGAGTATCGACTACATAAGGCTCTATGGCGATCCATCTAGGGTCGAAATATGGGATAGGCTAGCAGAGCAGCTTAGGCAGAAATACAAAAAAGAAAACGGCGAAATAATGGATTTGCGCATTGCTTGCCAAGACCACGGCGGTCATTACTCTGACGAAGTAAACAAGTTTAGTAAACGCATGGGTGTTCGCTTTTTGATCCCAACAAAAGGTTCTAGTGTTTACGGCAAGCCAGTTGTGAGCTTTCCAAGAAAGCGCAACTCAAACGGCGTTTACTTAACGATTATCGGTACAGACACAGCAAAAGACCTTATGTTTCAGCGACTTCAAATAATGTCGCCGGGCATGGGTTATTGGCATTTCCCTGTTAGTGAAAAGTTTGACGGTGAATACTTCAAGCAATTAACCGCAGAGGAACGTGTTCCTAAATGGGTGCAAGGCCAAAAACGTTATGTGTGGGATGCAAAAGGTAGGCGTAACGAGCCTTGGGATTGCAGCTCAATGTCATTTGCGGGTGTTCGCATACTGCAGCAACACATGGGTTTAAAACTTGAAAAACCAAAACAAGAAACTCCAAAACCTCAACAAAAAACCGTTGAGACTGAATGGGTAAATAAAGGTGATGATTGGATATGAGTATAGCGACCGATATGCTTGCGTTGTATGTAGACGCTGAGAAAAAGGTGCTAGAAGGAAAGAGTGCGACATTAAATGGTCAGACTCTGACTCGTGAAAGCCTTTCTGAAATACGCGCTGGGCGCAAGGAGTGGGAGCAAAAAGTTAATGCAGAAAAATCAAGAAGCGTTGGCGGCTCAAGCTTGTATAGCGTAGCGGATTTTCGATAATGAATTTTCTTGATAAGGCGATTGCTTACTTTTCACCAAGAGCAGCCGTAAAGCGTGAAGGCGCCAGAAGGGTATTAGCTGCGTATGAATCAGCGCAACCATCTAGACTTCGTAAAAACGCACCCGATAATAGAAGTGGTGATGCTTTAACTCAGCGTGCCGGTAGTCGTATACGTGGTTATGCTCGTCAACTTGAGCAGAACTATGATTTAGCAGAAAGCATTATTTCAACTCTAGTTGATAACGTGATCGGCCCTAACGGAATTAGCTTAGAGCCAATTCCTAAAAACAAAGACGGGAAAATTAATAAAGAATTTGCTAAGCAAATCGCTGAATTACGCAAAGATTGGATGCGTAAACCAGAAGTAACAGGCGAATTGGACGGCGTTGAAGTCGAGCGATTAGCGTTTAGGGCTTTATGTAGGGATGGCGAATACTTTCTGCAGCACGTTGAGGGTAAGCGCGCAGACTTAGATCATCAAACACGAGTGCCATACTCAGTAGAGTTGATAGAAGCTGATCTTGTTCCGATGGATAAAGACGGCAAGCAAGGTGAAAACAAAATAACACAAGGTGTAGAGCGTAACGCGTGGGGGCGACCTCTTGCATACCATGTTTTAAAAGAGCATCCCGGCGATGACTTCTTTTCAGTCTACGCAAATACGACTAAGCGTGTACCTGCAGACAAGATAGTTCACGTTAAAATCGTAAAGCGGTTTAAGCAAGCGCGTGGCGTATCTATATTTGCGCCGATAATGACACGCCTAGAAGATATCAAAGATTACGAAGAGTCAGAACGTGTTGCAGCAAGGATTGCGGCGGCTATGTGTGCTTATATTCGTAAAGGCACACATGATGATTATGTAGCACCATCTGATGGTTCTAATGGAGGTGATCGTGCATTTAAGGTTAAGCCCGGCGTTATATTCGATAATCTTATGCCGGGCGAAGATGTGGGTACAATTGATAGTAATAGACCATCCTCACTTTTAGAGGGCTTTAGAGACACAATGACTCGAAGCGCTGTTTCAGCGGCTAGAGCTACATTTAGTGCTGTTAGTAAAAAGTATGACGGAACATATTCGGCGCAGCGTCAAGAGCTGGTAGAGGGATACATTAGCTATCAGGGTTTAACTCGTTTCTTCGCAAACAAACATACAGTACCCGTTAATAATCGAATGATTGATTTAGCAATATTGTCAGGTCAATTAAAAATACCTGCTGAATTGGATTTAAACACACTTTATGACTGTGAGTGCCGTGGTCCTGCAATGGTTTGGATAGATCCAGACAAAGAAGAGAAAGCGCTTGATAGAGGTGAGCGTGCAGGTCGTAGATCAACACAGCAGTCTATTAGAGAGCGCGGTGGGAATCCTGATCAAGTTATGGATGAAGTACAGGCATGGAGAGAGGAAGCAGATAATCGAAAAATCGTTTTATCTACTGATCCGAAATACGACAAATCAGTGCCTGAGCTGATATTTCCCGACCAAAACCAAGAAACAGAATAAGCCGCTTATCAGCGGCTTTTTTATTGGAGAAAACAATGCCAAAAAAATCACGTTATGAAATTAAAGCATTAGGTGACGACAAGACAATCTATATCTATGGCGATATTGGTGAAGATTACTGGGCAGAAGAAAGTAATGACGCTAAAACGCTGGTTGAAAAAATAAACTCAATTAAAGCGGATGAACTCACTGTTCACATCAACAGTTATGGCGGCTCTGTTAGCGATGCTATGGCTATTTTTAACGCACTAAGAACGCATCCAGCAACGATAACCACCATTAATGATGGTGTTGCCATTTCAGCAGCATCATTCATTTTCATGGCTGGTGATAATCGTGAAATGGCTAATAACTCACTCCTAATGATTCATGCGCCTTTAGATTTTCACTGGGATTCATTGAACGCATCTAAGCATAGAGAGGCAGCCGACAAACTAGACAAGTATGCAGAAGCGATGACAGCGGCCTACTTAAGTTCCGGTAAATCAGTTGAAGAAATTGAAGAGCTGTTGAAAGACGGCGTAGATCACTATTACACAGCAGAGGAAGCCTTATCAGAAGGTTTTGCTACCAGCGTAACCGAAGCTGTTCAAATTGCTGCATCTGGCGTTAAACCAGATCGGTATAAACTCCCAGCGGCGTGGGTCGCTGCTAATCAACTTAATCTCAAAAAAGAGGGTAAAACCATGCCTAAAAAGCAAGAAAATACAGCGACCACAGACATTCCAGTCGCTGAATCACAACCAGTTAAAACGGAAGCTGTTAATGCAGCGGATGTTTTAGCCAAAGAAACAAAACGACGCGCAGACATTCGTGCGGCTGGCGAACCATTTAAAGATCGTGAAGGCGTAACCGCATTACTTGATAAGCTAATGGATGACACAAGCGTTTCAGCTAACCAAGCTAATCAGCAAATCTTAGCTCACTTAGGTTCGCTTTCTGAGCCATTGGCAGGTGATACACGAATTGAAATGGGTGAAACCTCTGGTGAAAAATTTGTAAAAGCGGCTTCATCTGCTGTATTGATGCGTGCAGGCATTGAAAAGCATGAATCAGGCAACGAGTTCCGCGGTATGACAATGATGGATTTAGCGCGGGAATCTCTAGTTCTTGCTAATGTAAATCATCGTGGCATGGATAAGCGTGAAGTTGTTGGCGCAGCTTTAACGCACTCAACAAGCGACTTTCCAGTGCTACTTGAAAATGTAATGCATAAGACATTATTAACAGCGTATCGCCGCCGTGAATTTACATGGTCGCGTTTCTGTAAGCGTGGCAATCTAGCGGATTTCCGTCCACACGGTCGTTATCGTGTAGGCTCTTTTGGTAATCTTGATGAAAAATCAGAAAACAACGAGTTCAAGCATAAGTCACTAACTGATGCGATGAAAAACAGCATTCAATTAGCGACAAAAGGTAACTTAATTAGTATTTCTCGCGAAATGATTATCAATGACGATATGGCTGCATTGACAGATTTAACTCAGTCCATGGCATACGCGGCTGGTCGAACTGTTGAATCAGCAGTTTATGCTTATTTGGCAGCTAATGCAGCAATTGGCGATGGTGTTAAGCTTTTCCATGCAACACATAAAAACTTAGCGTCATCTGGTTCAGCGGTCACATCTTCTGCTTTAACGGCTGCAAAAGTAGCTATGAAGAAACAGAAAGACATTAGCGGTAATGATTTCTTAGATATTATCCCTACTATTTTCGTTGGTGGTGATGCGGCTGCAGAAGATGCACGTAAAATCAACGAAATGAAATACGATGATGCTGCAAATCAAAACCAAGAAGCACCGAACACTAATCGCGGCTTATTCAGTGACATTATTGGCAGCCCTCGAATTGATGGTAATGAGTGGTACTTATTCGCAGATCCGATGGATGCACCTGTATTAGAGGTTGGCTTCCTAGATGGTAATGATGAACCTTACCTAGAGCTTAAAGATAACTTCACTCAAGATGGCGCGACTTACAAAGTGCGCCTTGACTATGCAGTTGGTGCGGTAGGTCATGAAGGCGCATTTAAGAACCCAGGATCTTAATCCCTAACTTATAAACAATAAGGTCGCGAAAGCGGCCTTTTTTATTTCAAATATTAAAAGGTTAATACAATGGCTAAAAATTTCATTCAAGATGGAAACGTTATTGATTGGGCTAACGGCACTGGTTCTGATGTTGTTTCAGGTCAACCCGTCTCAATCAGTGGGTTAATCGGTATCGCATTAGGTGACATTGCAGATGGCACAAGTGGTGCCGTGCAAATTGCAAATGGTGTATTCGCAGTGCCTAAAGTTGATGCTGCAGTAATTGCTGCTGGTGAATATATTTCACTTGATGTGTCAGAAGGTAAATTTGATGATGATCAGATTACACCGGCAACAGGCGATGTGACGTTAGCGATGGTTGCTGTTGAATCAAAAGGCACAACAACTGATGAAACAATTGCTGCACGTTTAACAGGCGTTCCCGGCACTGTTGCTTAATAGCGTTTAATTATTAACTGAAAAAAAGCCTGCTTTTAGCGGGCTTTTTATTTGCGGAGAAACCTATGTCAGATAACGGTTTAGCTGAAACAGCGAACGGTGATGTGCAAGTGCTTGTTCCTGATGGCGCAGCAACATCAACAACCTCTGTGCCGCTTGGTAATAAAAAAATAGTTCAAGTGCTAACAGCGGGTAATGTGAAATTCACTAAAGGCGGTGCAGATATTATTCCATTTTTTAATGTGCCAGAAGGTTGGACGTTTTCACCTCGATTAGCAAAATATGACACGCTGGTTTTACAGAATAACTCTACAGTGGTGTGGACGGAAGGTAGCTAGTGAGTATATTTAAAAGCCTCACTGAAACAGCGCTAAAAATGCTGACTTATCAAGATATTCAGATAAACGGCGTTCCTGTTGATGCTGTATTTAGTGATGGTTATAACGAGTTAGGTTTAGGTGCGGGTATGGAGTCATCCGAGCCTTACTTAGAGATGACTACGACACTTGCAGAGAGTTTATCTAGCAATGCCAACGTGACTGTTGATGGCGCGACATTTAAAACTAGAACACCTATCGAGTCTGACGGACACGGGAAGTCAATTGTAAGGCTGGTTAAGGTATGAGCCATATTCGTAAACAGATTCGCTATGCCTTTAAAGATTTACTTACAGGGCTAACCGGCATTGGTCAAAACGTTTTCACAAACAGAGTTGATCCAATTGAAACAGGAGAGATACCAGCGCTAACTATTCAGATTGATGATGATCAGGCTGATGAAGTAACAAATTATGTTGGCGGCGGCGGCAGTTTTAATAGAGTTATCCCTGTAACCGTATCTATCTACCAAGTTGGTGACACTGTTGATGATGACTTAGATGATTTTGCAGAGCTTGTTGAGCAGGCGGTTAGCGGCGATACAACGTTAGGCGGCTTAGTGGCAAATGTTATCTATCAATCAACCAATATTGAAACGGAACGCGCAGAACAAATAAAGGGCGTTGCACAGATTCAGTTTACTTGTGACACCTTTCACGAGAATTTCTAATTTTTACCCATTAGCGTTAGTTAATGGGTTTATTTATATAGTCCTGATTAAGAGGAGACTTACTAATGGCTCGAACAACTCATTATCCAGCCGGTAGCAGGGTGTTTATTCAAACATCTGCTGGCACACCATTAACAATTACTGCAGTAACAAAAGCAAAGCCAGCAGTGGCTACCTATGATGGAACAGACCCAGCAGATGGTGATTACTTTATTGTAAATGCAGACCAAGGCATGACGCAGCTTGATGAGCGCGTTGTAAAGATCATCAATACTGACACGGCGGCAAAAACATTTGAACTAGTAAACGTTGACACAACAGACTTTGACACGTTTACAACTGGCTCAATGTTGCCAGTTGATATCACAACCGAACTCACAACAACAACAGGTTTCACATCATCTGGCGGTGACCAGAATTACGGACAATTGCAGTATTTATCTGATGATACTGTGACCGAATATCCAACAAATAAAAATCCATTACGTGTAACAATTCCAAGCACTTGGAATCCTGATGACGCAAGCGCTGATGTAGTAAGAAAGGCGGATGAAACAAACAGTCAATTAGCAGTAATTGTGCGTCTAAAATCAGGTTTAGAAATGCTATTCTCTGGCTATGTAAATGCACCTCAATTTCCTGCAGCTGACGATATAAACGCGCCATTCACAAGCGATGTGACTATCGCAGTTAAACCTAAACCACCAACAATCATTCCAGCGGTTTAGATTATGACTGGAAGCACACTATCTATCAATCGCGCACCTACCTTTTTGGGTGAGGTGCCATTTCATCCGCCGGGCGCAAAGTCAAACAGTCTTATCGAGCTGGATTTGAAATGGCTATCAACAGATGAAGCCAATGAGTTTGTTGATAAGTATAAAGACGCAAGTGACTTTGATGTTTTCAAAGGCATAGTTGCTGGTTGGCACAATGTTGATGGCGAGTTTAATGATGACAATATCAAAGCGTTGCTGGCTAACTATTACGGTATCACTTCGGCAATTGTTCAGTATTGGCGCAAAGAGTTAAACGTTGCCCGCCTAAAAAACTAGAAGACCTTGCGACATGGATGTTCCGCAAGGATGACAGTGATTCAATCATGGATGTTTGGGGTATCTCTGGTGAGATGGCAGGCCAGATAGCAAGCAATACCCCCGATGTATGGTTAGTTAATCTTGATGCTTATAACGTGTTTGCTGGCATGCAAACACAATGGCGTTATAGAAACGGTGTGATTTCAGGGCTTGAATACTCAAGTTTAGATCGCGTCTTAAAACGTTTCGACATTCAACCAGAAGAAGAAAACGATGTGTTTATTGATTTGCAATATATGGAATCAGTAGCAATTAAAACTGTTTACGATCAGCTAAAGCAATCTCAATCATGAATAAAAATTTCAAAACGGGCATTATCATTGAAGGTGATAGCAGAGGTGGCGTGCGCGCCGTTAAAGCAACCGGCGATGAGCTGAAAAAACTAGATCAACAAACTGAAACCACCACACAAAAACTAACTAAATTTAGTAAAAATGCAGCCGCAACATTGCTTGCTGCAGGAACAGCGGCAGCGGGTGCCGTTGCTGTATTTACGGAAAAGACAGTTGCGCAAGCGCTTGAGGTTGAGCGCTTAGCAAAATTATCAGGCTTGGCAAATGCTGAGTTTCAGCAATATGCAGCAGGCGCAAAACTAGCAGGTATTGAGCAAGAAAAGCTTGCTGATATTTTTAAAGATACCAATGACAAAATTGGTGACTTCCTGCAAACAGGTGGCGGCCCACTAAAAGACTTCTTTGAAAACATTGCAGAAGGCGCAGGCGTTACAGCGGAGCAGTTTAGAAACCTATCTGGCCCACAAGCATTAGAGCTTTACGTTTCTACATTAGAGAAGGCTAACTTGTCTCAAAATGAGATGACGTTTTACATGGAGGCAATCGCTAATGATGCAACCTTACTACTTCCACTGCTAAGAGATAATGCTGCTGGTTTTGATGAGATGTCAAAAACGGCTGAATTATTCGGTGCGGTAATGAGTGATGAACTCATTGAAGAATCAAAGCAGCTTAATGAAAATCTTGAAGCCATGCAGCTAATGGCGAAAGGGGTTGGGGTCAGTATTGCGGAGGAGTTGATTCCGAAGCTAAATGATGTTGTTGGTGCTTTTATTAAAGCCAGAAAAGAAGGTAAAGGGTTCTTTGAGTCGGTTGGTGATGCATTAGACGGGATCGATGCTAAAGAAAAAATGGAGTCAGTTCTGGAAAGTGAGACGCGACTATTGGAGCAATTAAAAGATGAATATAACAAGCCGCGTCTATTGAGAATAAATCCTTTTATATCAACGGAAGAACTTGGCAGACAATATGATGCTCAGCGCGAAAAAGTTAAGCAAATGTCAGAAGAGTTGCAGCGCTTTATTAGGATGGATGGCGCACAAGCACCATCATCTTCACCTGTAGTAAATGAAACGCCAAGCATACAGTCAGGATCCAGCATTGCTGATAGCGGTGTTGATCTAGGCCCCGTACTACGAATACCCAGTGCCGATGAAATTGAAACTATTGATTTAATCGGTGAGCGCTACGAAGAATTAGCAGAAATAGCTAACCGTCTAAACGATACCCTAAGAACGCCTCAAGAAATATATCAAGATGAAATAGAGCTTTTAAATGAGTTACGCGATACACGTAAGCAAGGCACGGATGAAGGTTTAATATCCTACGAGGAATACACTAGAGGCGTAAAACAGGCACAAGAAAAACTGGATGATTCGTTAGAGCAAAGCCACAACGATATGTCTAAGTTTGCTGAGCGTGCGGCAGAGAATATGCAAGACTCCTTTGCTGATTTTCTGTTTGATCCATTTGAAAGCGGTATTGACGGAATGCTTAAAGGCTTTCTTGATGTGCTTAGACGGATGGCGGCAGAAGCAGCGGCAGCACAAATATTTCAAGCGATGGGCTTAGGTGGCGGCGGTGCAGGCGGTGGCTTGGCGGGTGTAATTGGCAGTCTATTCAGCTTTGATGGTGGCGGCTATACAGGTTCAGGATCACGTTCTGGCGGCGTGGATGGTAAAGGTGGCTTCCCTGCAATACTTCATCCGCAAGAAACCGTCATAGACCACACTAAATCTAATTCAGCTTCGATGGGTGTAACGATTATTAATCAAACAAGCGCGCCAATTGGTAATGCTGAAACACGTATTAGTAATGGTCAAATGCAAATCATCATTACAGAAGCCGTTCAACAATCACGACAAGCAGTGGCTAATGATATGTATCGCGGCGGCAATGATATAGCTAATGCCATTGAGTCAAATTACAGTCTAGAACGGAGTACACGCAGATAATGGCGGTTAATTGGCCTTCAAACCTTCCAACGCCTATTGTGGAAGGTTACGGCGTAC